TCAGGGTTGCAGTTGCAAAAGTATCTGCCGCTGTTGAGTAGATAAGTTTATCTGCTGCTGTGGTTACTCCGGCAAGGGCAGTCAGGGTGGCGTCCAGGGGTTGCTTGTCCTCACTTAGAGCCGTTACCAATGCTTTTAAATATGTTGTCCGGTTAGCTAGCTGCGTGGCCTGTAGGTTATCAATTCCTCCTGGCCCACCTTCAACGGGGTCGGTGGTTTCCAGCTGGTAAATCCCCGCTGTCCATTCTTCTATCTCGTTTAAATTTGCCATAACATCTCCTTATGCTTTTCCACGGTTGTAACTACCGTTATGAAATCCTATGCCGTTATGTCGCAACGGCACATCAGTGTATATCAAGTGCAGCAAGTTGCACCGTACCGGCGCAAATTCGTCACATACTGCTCGTATTAGCACAGCCTGATCATTTGTTATCAGCCGTTGCATAATCACATTATAATTGCGCCACTGGCCGCCCGCAGAACCGTGAGTCATTAAACCGTCATGATTGTATGTGCCATCGCGGTACAGGTCTCCCGTGCGCTCTTTAATAATCACCTCACCAAACCCTGCTGCACGAATGGCTCCTTTAACCCCTGCGGGGGTACCCTTCAGTCTATGAATAGGAATGGCATTTTTGATCAGAGTGCGGCGGTTTGTCGCATTTTCGGCCAGCGCTCCTCCCTCAATTCCAACAACGTGAAACTGCTCAACCAGGTGCAGCAGGGCTGATTCTGTGACATCATCTATCAGGTAGACCAGCAGTGGTGCCAGATCCAGTGTACCCATCCGGTCAATTAACTCATTGAATGCCAAGGTAGATGTGTCGCGGATGGAGTCCGGTATCAGGCGCTTGTCCGCTGCCATCAGCCTGCCACCGTACCAGTTATAGTGACGGTAATTGCCGTGCAATCACACCACTCATAAATCTCGTTAATAATGTCAGCTACAGGAGTAATCACCGTTGGCCGGTACACACCATCTACACCAGCAACTGCTGTGATTCGTTCACGAATAACATCCCTGCCCAGCTTGGATCGCAACCATGCTGCATACTCAGTAAGAGCAGCCTCAGCAGCGGTCTTAACCGCCGCTGTATCAGCGCTGTCATAAATAACCAGGCCAACATTAATCTCGGTTGTTTTGCTGGTTGGGGCCATAGTCGTAATTGCATCAGACAAAGGGCGAACATCCTCAGCAGAACAGCTGGCTTGCACAGCCGTAAGCATTTCCGCCGAAGGGGTGCCGGTAGAGGCCAGTGGGTATATAGTTATATACCCCTCACTATCGGTTGTAACAGCCACATCAATAATATCTTGATGGGCTGTTTTAGCCCAATAGATATAGGCATTACGTGCGCCTGCCGTGCTAAATGATTCAGGTGCCAGTTTGATCCGCTCCCGCAGATGGTCGTCTGTTTCTTCGTCCACCCCGCCGCTGGTGGTGGTTACGTTGCTGACGCTGTCAATATAGGGCAGCGGCGAAAGCAGATCCGTGATGGTGCCGATGGCATAGTTATTTACACTGGTACCGGCTGTTTCTGCTGTGGCCATTACGGTACCGGTCAGACTACCTGCAACAATGGTCAGGTCAGATGCGGTTGCAAATGTGTGCAGGCCGTCTGTTGTGGCAACCAGACTGCTGGATGGGATTAGCAGATCCACCGCCAGTGTCGCTGACAGCGTAAACTGCAGGGTGGTAACAGCATATTGGGCGGGCAGTCGTTCCACGCCCACCAGTGCCCCCAGGTAGTCGATCATCGGGTAGATTGCATAATCAACCAGGCACTGTTTCGCTGCTTCCTGGATACCGATACGCAGGAGCAATTCCCTGTAGGATATCTGGTTCACCAGCAGCATTTCAGGCTGGGCTGGCTGCAGGGTTTTGCCGGACAGCGACTCATAGAGCGCGATGTTTTCGGCGGTAACCGTTGCGGGGTCACGTTCGATAAATGAGGGTTCAGGCAGCGCCATCTATGCGTACCTCCGTTTTGTTAATAGTGTCATCATCGTTATAGGCCCACTCGACCAACGCAGTGACAGTGTTGCCGCTAAACTCGGTGGTAACGCGAACCACCTTGATACGAGGTTCCCACAGTTCCAGCGCTTCCACCACATCGGCCACCACCAGCGGTCTGGCCACGGGAATCGACTTGTCCAAGTGCAACCAGGCGTAGCAGCCAAACAGGGGCCGGTGCGGGTCAGAGCCTGGGCGGGTGGTCAGAATAATGCCAATACACTGATTGATATCGTCAGCATCTTCCACCACCTGGCCGGGATTCCCCACCGTGATTGACCAGTCAATTGCCTGTATGTCCTGGACACTTATTATCATTATTGATCCTGATTCGGGGTGCCGGTTGTGCCGCCAGAGTCCCCTGGATGGGTATGCTTATTGTAGATGCCGCGATCACCACTCATTGTCCGGACGGCGTCCCGCACCTCTTCATCACCAGTAATATTCCCAGTAACATGCAGGGTGCCGTTTATGGTGCCTGCCCCTGCCGTTCCGTTATAGCTGGCCATGTTGATTGACGGAGCCTGCAGTACAATGCCTGCAGCAGCCTTAATGGTAGTCTGTCCCTGGCTGTCACTACTAATTGTACCGGTGGCAGTTACCTCAATATTGCCATTGACGCTGGCGGTAAGCTTATGGGCAGCCCGGTCATACTGGATAATGGTGCCGTCCTTAAAATGCTTGTAGTACAGTTCCGGGTTACTGATTGGTGGCAGATCTACGTCTGAGTAGATGGCGCAGACCACCACGCCAAACTCGTAGTTTTCATCCATCAGGCAGGCCACCTGGGTATTCAGATCAGGCAGCCAGTAGTCATAATCCCCCAGACTCTTCTGTACCCCCACCGGCAGCCAGGCAGAGACCAGGTTGTCATAATCCGTGAACTGCACCCGCACCCTGTGCTTGTCTGGATCTCTGGCAACTACAATTCCGGTCATTTGATCACCCGTTGATTGTTCCGCAGGTTTTTCATACCTTTAACCAACATGGCTGAAGAGCTGATTTCCAGCTCTGTTTTGTAGCCGCCGCCTCGCTCCAGAATGTGCCTGGCCTTGTGAGCCTGATAGCCACCAGCCAACAGCCCCAGGCCGGTCAGTTCCAGATTTATGCCAGCCACCAGTCTGGTTGATCCTATGGTGGTAAACTGCCCCTCAATCTGACGGCTATTGCTGTTTTTAATGGCTGCAACAGCCTTGATGATCGCCTCTTCCTTTGACTCGCAGCGGGTGGTCAGCTTCAGGATGTCGCCGGTGGTGACATCGGGATCTTTATATTGGTGAGCGATCAGCTTTTTCTTGGCCGGGTCAAAATAACTGACCTCGCAGCCCCGGTAGATTTGATTGGTTTTACTACGGAACGTGTACGGGTTCATGGCGATGCGGTCGATGACAATGATGCTATTGGCCGTATCAAGCGTGTCTTGATCATGCCAGACCAACTGACCGTCTTTAATGCTGAACACAACCCCTTCAGCCTCACCGAGGCGTTTAAGGAACGCCAAGTCCGTCTCTTTTTTCTGGGTCACCCGCTTGGCCTTGCGCCGACGTTTTTGGGTGCCAACGCTGCCGGTCAGTTTCAGGCCATGCTTACCTGCAATCTTACGGGCGATATCTTCCAGGCTCATATCTTCGTAGGCAACCGTGTTGTCAGTACGCAGGCTTTGGGTAACACCGGCTGCCAGGGCGCGGATGCTAATGGTATCGGCGCTTCCGCCGTTAGCCTCCACCTCATCAATCTGGAATGATCCACAGTTCATCAGCGGTTCGTTCTCATAGCCGATCTGGAGCTGCAGCTGATCTCCCTTTGATGGCCACCAGCCACTCAGCCACCGCAGATCCCTGTTCTCCAGGTTGATCTCCAGATCGTCGGACTCCCCCTTCAATACATCCGTATAGGTGATCTGCAGCATGTAGGGAGCAATCTCGGCAGAAATGTCCTTTTTGTTGTAGGTCAGCACCCAGCGGGGCGACGGGACGGTTATTGCTTCCACGGTGGCAGCTCCGTTGTTGATTCGGTTTCATCCTCTTCAATCACCGGTATCAGCAGTCTGATGCCGCCCGGCAAAATGGGGATGATCAGCACTTCAGGGTTGGCAGAAATGATCCGTTCATAGTCGTTGGCATCACCGTAATACTGCCAGGCCAGGTTATCCCAGCGGTCACCATCAACCGTGATATGCTCTATGACTTCGACGATCACACTCACGCCTTTTGCCTCACCACGGTCTTTTTGTTGACCAGCGTGTACCCGGCTGCCCGGCTGGCAGCGGTCAGTTGTGGCACATCAGCCTTTTTAACTCTGGGCTTTTTCTTGCCCGCTTTCTTGCGGGCCGGGGCCTTGGACTTCTGTATCTTTTTCTTGGTCTCCAGCGGCTTCTTGTCGACGTACTCTTTCAGGGTGGCGGAAACCTCAATCGACAGCAGCGTGCCGTCATCAGCTGAGAACTGAATAGCCTGTGACAACTCGGTAATCACAAACCGGCCAAGGTAGCGGCCATTGCCTTTCGTCAGTGGAAACGCGGCGTGCTGATCTCCCAGGGCCACCAGGGCATCGTATGATTTTTGAGGGTTGCAATATGACGCATGGAACAGAAACGTAAGGCTGAATCCGTCCAGGTTGGCACCCATGAACTGCAATAGCGGCTTACCCTCCACTACCTGGTGCTCGGCATATTGCCAGCCCATGGTCAGATCCATGGCCGTGGGGCTGGTCAGTCTGGCGTAGCCGATGGTACCCAGCATGACAAATGGCGTACCGTTGACCATTAGAATGACCTCCGCTGTTTTTGCGCCAGTATCCGCTCAATCATCCGCTCCAGCTCTACCTGGCTGGCGCGGCTGGCCTCCATAACCGCACCCTTGACGCTGGCCGGATCGCCGCCGCCCTGAACGGTAATCTGCGGGGCAAAATGGATGGTAATGGGGGCGCTACCCTGGCCTGCAGAGATAGGTCGGGCCAGAGAGGCCACGGCAGGTCGGGTGGTGATATCAGCAGGCTGGGTCATACCCATGGCCGGAGCAGCAGCTATCATGGTGGCAGCGGTAGCGGCCTTCATGGCCCGGACCATTGGTGCAGGGGTTATGCTCTCGGCAATGGTTTCAACCAGGCGGATACGGTTAATGTCCCGCAGGGCACCTTCTTTAGCAGGGGAAAACGGTAAGAATCCACGGATGCGGGTTGCCAGACCCTTCATGACGTTGATCGGCTTTTCGATCTTGCTCATCATACCCTTAAACAGGCTGTCGATGATGTTGGCACCAGCGGTCAGCATCTTTGCAGGCATCTGCAGCACAGAGGAAAGGATGCGGCCAATGGCCTTGCCAAAGCGCAGACCCATGTTCTCGGCCTTGCCCCCCACATCATCCACCGGCTTAAAGAGTGCTTTAACCAGGTTAAAAATCCACTTTAAGGGGATCAGGATGGGGAAAAGAACCAGAGCAACCTTTTTAAAGACATCCCATGCCGGAGCCAGTCCCTTCAGTCCTTCTTTTAATCCCTGCCATATCCCCTTAAAAAATCCGCTGATCGGCTTCCAGTATTTGTAAATCAGGAAGACGGCACCGGCCACGGCCAGGGCAATGCCGCCAATAATCAGGCCAACCGGATTTGTCAGCAGAGACAGGAGGCTGAAGGTACGCATAGCGCCCCCTGCCAGCATGGTTGCGGTTCTAAATATGGCCAATTTGGCAGAAGCAAGCGCTGCAAAGGTCTGTATGCTTAAAAAAAATCCTGTCACCATCGTCTTTAGATACAAAAAACTCAGTACAGCCATCTTTCCCAGCAGCAGGCCGGACACGATACCCACCAGTGCACCGGTAAGCCGAGGAAAGGTATTGACCAGAGTGCCTACCATACTGATAAGCGGTGATACCAGCTTTACAATGCTGATTAAGGGTGGCAGCAACGTATTTCCCAGGGAGATCCCCAAATCCTTCATACCGATGGTGAAATTCTTCCAGCGCTCGTTGAACCCTTCCATCCGCTTAGCCAGGTCTTTTCCCAGCAGGTCATCTCCACCAGCGGCAAGGGCACCCTTCTTTATATCGACTAGCTCCTTGGCATTGGCGATTGCGGGCTTGATGAAGTTCATGGCCTGCATATCCTGGAACAGCTCGCCCAGTTTGTAGGCCTCTTTCAACCGAGCAATGGCCGCTTCACGCTCGGCGTCATTCTTAATGGCAAGAGCCTTTGTAAACTGTCCGGCCGCCTCCGGCCCCTTGGTGCCCATGTACTGCGTGATCAGCTGCAGCATCCCCTGCATGGGGGTCATGCCCTGTTCGCGTAATTTGATCAAATCACCTTTGAGGTTAATACCGGCTTTAGCAAAGTCTTTAATGGTGTCCGGCGACGTTACCTTAGCCAGGAAATTGCGGAAGTTGTTTGCAGCCTCATCATTTGTACCGGCACCCTTACGGGCAATCTGTAAAGCAGCTCCTATCTCCGCTACCGCTTCCTTTCCGACCAGGCCAAGGGCCGCCATCTGGGGGGCAAGGCTTGGAAGCCACTTGGCTTGATCTTTAAGCTCAAATTGACCCTTCTTACCGGTATAGGCCAGCATGTTCAGGGCAGATTCCGAATCTTTAGCAGATATCTTCAGGTTGTCGCGCATGGCCAGAAGCACGCTGCCAAGATCATCAACACTAGCGCGTGTGGCGGTTGCACCTTTGGCAATCACCGGGGCAAACTCGGACAATTCTTTAGCCGATGAAATACCGCCAGCCACCAGAACACCGATACCCTTTGACAGGTCTTCCTGAGTCTGGTTGAAACGCAGGGCGTTGTCGCGGATGGTTTTACCCAGCCTGGCCTCTTCGGCCACACTGAATTCACCGGTAATTGAAATGTCACGCAATTGGTCCTGGAACCCTCCGGCCAGTTGTACGGATTTAAGGACTGGAGCACCAACAGCCACCGCCTGGCCGGTCGCTTCAAACAGGCTACTTTTGTAGCCGTCACGCTGCGTCTTTATGGCTGCCCCTTGTGCAATCAAATCATTCAACCGTTTTTGCTTGGATGTCACCAGGTCAACAGCCATTCCTATCTGACGGTAACGATCCTGCATATGACGCATCTGTGGTGCGGTGGAATCCAGACCTTTAATCGCGTTACCAAGCCGGTTTTGGCGCTCTGCCAACTCCTTGGTAACATCCCCCAGCTTTCCCAAAGTCTTTTGTACTCCGCCCAATGCAGATTGAACGGAGCCGGAAACCATGCCGGTAATAACCAGCGCTATGTTAAGGGTGTTTGACATAACGGCCTTGTGCTACTATGATTAGGAAATGGAAACGAAAATAAACATAAGTCTTGCTATCTGCTTTGCCCTGTTTGTTATCGGCCTATTATCCGTGGGGGCAGATCTGCTTTCGGCCCTTGCCGCTGCCCTGCTGTTTGCTCCGCTGCTAGTTGTGTTTTTTACCGGCCCTGCTGTGCTGTTTGCCTCGGTACTGTGCCTCTTCAAAAGAACCTCGCCACCTACAGAACCAATTGTCTGGGAGGAACGGATGGATTAACAATCCGCCCCTCCCTTTGGTTAGCCGTTTTTCAACCTTCTGTTCAACTCCCTGATGTACCCGTCAACATGTCTGATCCAGTATTCCAGTTCAGACATTGTCATTTTGCCTATGCGCTCTTCCCTGAATTTCCCTTCTCGGGTGAGGTAGATGACTCGCTCGGCAAGGTCTGGGCAGCTGACAGCTCCAAGTCTTTGGATATTTCCAAAAAATCCTTGCTCGACAGCCTCTCCAGCTCTTCAGGAGGCAATGCCTTACCATCAAACGTCCCCACCTGTGACAGCAGCGCCAGCATAAACGCCAGGCCATCGGCCTTGCCTGCAATCCGTTCCGCCTTCAGCAGATCATCAACCAGGGGCTGGTGGATCTCGACTTTCTCAACCCTCAACGGCGGTTTGACGCTTTCAATCTTGGTAACTTTCATCCCTTACCCTCCAATATTGGTTTTATAGGCTTCCAGCAGATCAACGCCGTCGACCTTGTAGATGTTGGCCAGCACGTCCACTTCGATCACGTCTTTACCGTCTACGCTGATCCGTAGATAGGTGACTGACATGCTGGTTTCAGCCTCAACGTTGTCATGCTGCTTATAGTTGCCACCTGGAAACTTCTTGAACGTGCCGGTTATGTAGACCACTACCGGCACCTGTTCTGTACGGCCTGCGCCGGTGTAGGTTTCCATGCTGGCGCGGCACTGTAGCTGAACCGCTGTAAACGGGTTGGCAGCTTTCTTCAGCACTTCTGGATAGAGGCTGTTCCACTTCTGGGTGGACTCCATTTTGTCCAGGCCGGAGGGTAATTCGATCTTGCCCACCAGCCCCAGGGCCTTGTGCTCGGTCATGGTGACAACCACATCCGGCATCTTGATTTCTTCGGTCTTACCCAGGAATGAGTTGCCGTCGATGTATACGTTTGCATTAGTGATCTGCTTGATTGATATCTGTCCCATTAGTTGCTACCTCCTATGCTGGACAGGTAATCCAGGTTAAGCGTGCGAATGAACGTAATACGCTCCATGGTGGGCGGCCACATGTAGTCATAGCGGAACGATACATGCCCGTTTGACAGCTCAGTGGTGGGGTTATCTGCCTGGCCATACCAGCAGTTACCGTCAATGATCGCCCCATCGCCCTGCATCTTACGCATGAACTGACGCACGCTCTCGGTCACTGAATCAACAAACGCCTGGGAAAATGGCCGGTCAATAAACTGCAGCATGGCGTATTCAATGCTGTCGCCAATCACATCACCGGTGCGGATACAGGCCTCAAACGTGTTAGGGCCACTCTCAGACGGCCAGGCTGCAGAGCGGTTGCCCCAGGTGCGAAAACCGGTGCCGAATGAGTTGAACACGGTCACGATACCGACCTCATTCAGCAGGTTGATCTCGCTGGTGCTGTCGTTGATCTCGCCGGTCAGCGGCAGTTCAGTGCCCACAATGCCGTCAATCTGGGTATTGCTGTTTGACCACCAGTAGCCATTTTCTAAATCCTTCCAGGCGCGGATACCGGCTGCAAACGCGCTGAAGGGCTGCAGGCCTATGGTGTCAGTAACTGAGTCATACACCTGCAGATGGGGAAAATGGATCATGCTGCGGCGCGATGAGGTCTGCAGATTAACGACACCGGATGGGCCACGGCCTGAAATGGCCTGGGCAAAGGTAGTGCCCACCGGAGCATCAGAATAGGCGATTGCATGCAGCCGCTCGGCCAGTGCCTCCAACTCGGTACGGATGGCAGCCAAAAACGACCAGCCCGGCGCGATCAGGATCTTCGGCTTGAACCCAAACAGCGAGTAGGCGTTCAGCCAAGCCTGCATACCGGTGCGTTCACCAGCGACATTAACTGTGCCGATGATATCGGCATTGGTGACCAGGGTCGGGTCAGGGGTGCCGCTGGTTTCGTGGACAGCTGGATCAAACACGTTAATGGCAATAACCGTGGCAGCGCCCTTCTTAAACACCGCCTTTAACGCGGTAGGCAGGCTGTAACCGGCAGTCTCCACTCCAAAATATTTGGCTGCAGCCACTTCAGAAGTCAGCAGCACCGGCGTGTTGATGGTCTTGTTAGCGGCATCCACCGTCTGGATCGGCGCGGTACCGACAATCCCGATAACGGCTGATTTAACCACCCGGATCGGCTTGGCACCGTTATCCAGAGTTATGGTTTCAACACCATGTAGATAGTTAGCTGGCACTGGATGCCTCCTTTGCCTTTGCGGCCTTTACCGGTTCCTGGACAGGTGCCTGCTCAACCAGGTAGCCCTTGGCCAGCAGCGTCTTTACCCGCTCATTATCCTCCGGCAGGTCATATGGTTTGCCCTGATGCAGCAACAGATCTACAGCGGGCTTATCTTTTTTCTCAGATGGCAGGGTGATGCCGGTGGCAACCGGCCCCTGGTAGATATAGGTCTTGTCTGCCATTACGGCACCTCCGATGAGACGGTGAACGTCTCGTTAGTTGATTCACTGATTGCAGTGATCCGTTTGACCAGGATCACCGGTTCCTCGTCCTGTACCTCTATGTTCAAAGTCTCTGTCCTAAACGTGATCTGGTACTGCCACAGCCGTCTGTTTTTGGCCTTCAGGCCGGAACTGCGACCTACATATCCCTCGCCGACAGGGATCAGCTTTTTATTGCAGGTAGGCGGTATAAAACCGGTCAGTGCTGCCCGCACAGCTTCCATGTACTCATAGATCCCGCCCTGCTTACCCCGCAGGCTCCACATGGCCAGGGTGATCTCAAACAGCATTTCCCTATCCTGGATAACTAGGCTGGTGTCCCTGGTATTGCCATAGTTACCTTCGGTATAACGCACCAGCAACGCCCCTACCGGATGGGTCGGCTCGTAGATCTCTGGATCATCCGGGTAGCATTGCACCAGCACCCGCTTGGCGGTTTTAACCTCTAGGCGTTTGATAATGGCATCTTCGATCGGGCTTAAAAAATCCATCGGTTAGCGTCCCGTAAATCCGTCAAGGGTAGAATCACCAAAAATGCGATCATCAGCGGTCTTGTTGGTTTTGAAAAAACCGGTTGCGCCTGGTTCACCGCTTGAGGCCGGAGGCAGCTCGGCCACACTCAAACTGGCCAGCCCCTTTTGAATATCCCGCAACCAAGCGGTTGCTTCCTTGGCTGCCCTGGTTACATCTTCAGGTACGGTGCGCTCCGGCATGCAGCCGTAGATCCTGGCAATGGCCATATCCTCGGCATAACCTGCCAACTCTGGCGGAACCTCTGACAACGGCAGGGTGTAACGACTGCGGAGGTACCCATCGATAGTGCCATCCACCCGACTGATCTCACGGTTGATCACCGTGTAGTCAGGTTCGGTCTCTTCGCCGGTTGGCCGCTTGATCGTCAGGGCTATCAACAGATCAACGCCGTATTTCTCAATGAGTACCTCTGCAGTGGTGTACAAATCATGCCTCTTTCCGCCCAAAGGGCGCATTGAATCCCCTCGCCCTTTGGGAGAGGGATAGGGAGAGGGTTACTTCTCTGCCTTCTCTTTAATTGCTTCACCAATAACACCGACGGCCTGTAACGGCGCTGCCAGTTCAGCTGTAATCTCAACGGTGTCACCTGGGGCAAACTCCTGCTGATCATGATTCAGCGGCTCTATAACCTTATATTTCGGCATAGTCTTTCTCCTTACGCCACGGCGTTCTGAATAAAATAGCCCAGGTCAGGAGCGCAGATTAACTCCTTAACGCTTTCGCCAACCCGCACCCGCTGGCCACCGCGCAGGCCGATGTTATTATCTCCCCAGGCACCGGCAATCCGATTGCCGAACTGGGTGGTATAACCAAAGGACATCCGGCCACGGGTAGTGGCGTTTTTATCCCTGTAGGTAAGTGCCAGGTGCTTGCCCCAGACGCGAGAAAGCGTCACGGTCTGACCCTTCTTGGCTGTGTTAAGAAACGCCTCCCCTATCAGCACCTCCTCCAGTTCGAACAGCTGGGCAATCTGACTGGCGGTAACAATGCCGGTATCCGTGTTATTGCCGAATATTGCCTTGCACAACTTTGGGTGACGGCACAAAACCGAAAAGGCAGGGCGACCAATAGTCATCACGTTGGGGCGCATAATGCAGCCATCAAGCGCGGTATAAATGGTGGCAATCGGGTCGGAGTTGGTAAAGTCGCTAAACTGGCTGGTTCCTGACAGGGTGGTCTTGTTGCTGGCGCCATATGTGTCGGCATTAAACACAATACCGGCAGTACGCACCTCACGATCAAGCAGTATCAGGTCGGTAATACCCTCCACTCCACGACCTACTGGATCAAAGTTGACAGGAGCGTTTTCAATATCAGCCTGTGGAATTGGATCCTCCAAGCCAAAGTCTTCAGTGCTTGCAGTTGCTTCAGTGGCTGAAAACTCCACCTCGTTTACCTTGCCTTTACGACCCACCTTGGTATCTGGAACAGTAAATCCATCAGCCAGGTTATAGACCAGGTATTTAAACTCCTGCTTGCCAACCGGGACACGGGGCAACACGTTGTCGGCGATCAACCGTGTATTACGATAGCCAATGGCTATGGCGGTTAATTCTTGCTGAATAGGAAATGGTGCATTAGGCATTGTTTATGTCCTCCATAAAAATAGTTTGATTAACCTTGAATACGTCCGCCCATTAACAAGACAGAACCGATATCACCCAAAACGCCTGACACCATAGCGCGGCCAATTACACTGGCATTGACACCGGCAGCTGGCGCCGCAGTAACCGCTTTACCGTTGGCGTCACTGGTCAGCCAATCTCCTCTTGTAACGGTACCGCCATACTCAACTTCAGCGCTATCACTCAGCACAACATCAACCCGCTCGCCCAGAGCGCCTGCCAGCGATGTAGAAACGCCCAGCAGAGAATCAGTTGAAGCGGCGGCCTGAACAACTGCTGTATCGCTTGAGCCATGCTTAACAATGCGATAGGCAGCAACTGCTGCCCCAGCCGTAAATGTTTTGATAAATCCGGGATTAGCCATCGGTTAATTCCCTCCTTTTTTAACGTGATTGACTGCATCAGTCATACTAATGGTACGGCCTGCCTTGGCCTCGGCTTCCTGAAACTCAACCGCTTTTTGTGCCAGTCCCAGAGCAGACTGATCAACTGGCTGTTCCTTTACCTTGTCCTTGGTGGCATGCTCACCGAACTGAACCACTGTGGGTAGGGCCTGCAGTTGGTCTTTGTAGACATCCAGGGCAGGCTTGGTGGTTTTGGCATCGCCCTCGCCAAATTCAACCGGCGCGGCACTGGCCAGGGTCATCATCTGGTTGATGGTGGCCTCCCGTGATCCCTCCGGAATCCGTTGCTGCATTGCAGGGGCCATCAGGAAATCGTGGAACTCAGCCCTCAACCTGCGATCGCGCTCGGTGGTCAAATCCTTCTTGAGCCCTGCGACTTGATCTTCCAATCCCTTGATGGTCTTACCCATCGCCTCACTGAATGTTTTAATTCCCTCGGCCACACCTTTGGCGACCAGATCCTGCACCTCTTCCAGTTTCATACCTTCCTCCTCGGGTTCGTTGTACAGACTGTTTGATTGCTCCGGTTCAGGCGGCGGTGTCAGCAGATCCTGCACCTCCCAGCCCGCAATTATGTTGTCAGCTTTTTCCGCACCCAGTGTTTCAACCAGGTAATCACGGAGGCGCATGATGATCTGTCCCAGGGTGGACATGCGCCAGTCGCTGTATTCGTAGGTGATGGCTACGCCACGGTCGCCATCATTAAATGCAAAATCAGGCAGCCCCTTGATTGCCGGGGGCATTGCCCCCAGATACCCAATGTGGCGAAGGGATCCGTCCGGGTAGACAGCAATGGACTTTTTCTTGAACAACTTCTTGGAGGCCCAATCCTTGAACTCTGCTGCCACGTCCTTGTATTTTAGATACAGGCCATCACCCTGGCGCTTGATACCGGCAACCCAGCCAAATGCCGGGGCGTTGTCGGACGGGTGCCCGATTACCAGGGGCGGTTCGTGGTAGGCCGGGTTAAATGAATTGACGATCTTGTCCAGATCATCAGTAGTCCACTTTTTGGTGTTGCCGGAACTGTCGGTATGTTGCCCGGCGCGAAATACCAGATCCCATTCATCCATGATTTTCATCTCCTGTTGTGTACGGTGCCAACGCACCGTACTCCACTCATCAAAATCAGTCCGTTGACCTGTTCAAAAAAACACATGAAGGGGGCGGACGCTGTTTATAAACCGGCTATACATAGCTAGCCCTTACCCTTGCCGCCTTGCAGGGACAAAAACAGCCACAGGGGCTACAACGCGAGATGCAGTTTAATTTCGTTCAGAATGTCCACTTCATCCTGTTTGCTGATACCGAGGAAGGGGCGGGCAGGCATTTTAAACTGTTTGTTTTTGCGACCAGCCGGGCCGCCTAACTGATGGACAGCAGCGTATTTTTTTGGTGTACCTACAATCAAGCCGGTATTTGTAGCCCGTGGAGCGATGCTGTCTTTGAGCTGCCCTGATCCAATCAGAATCTTCTTACGCTCAAGATAACGCTGGAATGCGGCGGTCATTTTGCCTTGTTTGGTATGTGTTTTCCGCTTGTTTTTCCTGCCGTCGTTGCCTGCCATATATGCCTGATGATAGGTACGAACCTTGAGTGGAGCCCACTTATTGCCGTCTGGATCAGTGCTTGTGACAAAGCGATTTTCTGTAGATAACAGCAGATGTTCACCAATCGATTTAAAAGCTGGTCTCAAGTTTTTTATTTTTTGGGCCAGTTTTTTCAGGTCGCCCTCTACAGCCGGCAGATTATGGGTAATGGTGACTAAACTCACTGTTTGCCCCCCTGGGCTATCTCTGCCCTGATGCCCTTGGCAATATCAGACGGCAGCTGGTTGATCCGGTCATTCAGGATGTCCTTGCTCTTCTGGGCAGCTGCCCCAGGGTTGTATTGAAACCCCGGATCAATGCCGTTGGGAATGGTGAACATCCGACCCTGTTTGTCGGTCCATTGGTAACTACCGTCCTGGGGAGCAATACGCTTGACCGTCTCACCCAAGCGTTTGATGTCCCGCTCACCGGCGCTGAAGATCTTACACTTGCAGCCCCAGCCGTTCTGCGGGGTGTGGGTAGCCCACCAGGGGTCATTAGCAGGCAGTACTGTGCCGTCCCATGCCAGGTGTAATGGACGTGGCCGGATTGAATCACCGTGGCGGTAGGCCAGGTAGGGGCGGGTTTTTAGAACATCAGGATCAGTAACCTGCTGCCAGCGACCGGCGTTGTAGGCCTGGCGGGTATTGGTCTCGTAGACGATGCGGGTACGCCAGTTGCGACCGCCGTTGTAAGACCAGCCGTGGCGCTCCACTATAGTGTCCCATTGCTTGCGAAACTCAGCCAGGGTCAGGCCGCTGCTGATAGCCTGGTCAACTGCATCGCGGATATCGGCTATCAAATCGCCTTTGATAGCACCGGCGATCATGAATCCCTGGGAGTGCATATCTAACCAGAGATAGTTCCAAACCTCGGCAGGGATAGAGACCTTATTGCGGAAAAAGGCGATCGCTTCTTCAAAGGGCAGATTTAAGGCGGAGATAAACGATGATTCGGCAAAACCGGTACCGGCCTCAGAGGCGGCTATTTCGTCAATCACTTCGGCCCGGCCTGCCAGCCGAGAGAGCAGCAGGCTGTCGCGGATCGGCGAGGCCAGGTCGGCCAGATCCAGGCCTTTAACCTTTAACAGGTCTGACCGCAGATCGATCAGGTTGCCCGCTTGATCTACTTCCCGCTTCAGTGTGTGCAGCCATTTAGTAATGACCGGCTCAGTTATTTCTGACAGGCGGGTGGCTGTGATATCGGCAGAGTCCTGCGCATCCGGTGCAGGGTCTGAAAACCCAACCACCCCCATCCCCTCCTTTGTAAGGAGGGGGGCTTTGGCTCCCCCTCCTTCCGATGTATAAGGAGGGGGCTGGGGGGTGGTAGCTTCCTCAATATCCTCTGGGTCCAAGCTGTATGTTTTGATATAGTAGGACGAGGTCAAGCGCTTGCCGGAGCGCTCCATTGCCTGAGTCAGCTTCTCATCACGTTCGGCCTGGGTGGTGTCAATCTGCTCTTTCTGTTTCAGTTCCACCAGGGGAGCATCGACGGCACTGCCCCAGTTAATCTCGCAGATCCAGTTAACTACCTGCTGCAGGGTCTCGGCGATCAGGTTGGCGTCATCGTCACGGATGTCATCGCGGACAAAGATGGCAACACCCTTGCCGCCGCCCATCTCTCCGGCCACTGATTCACCAGCCCCGGCATGACCCAGCCATACCGTTGATATGGCGTTGTTGGC